AAGCGGAGGCGCAAAACATGGGACACCAAGGAGGAATCGAAGTGACACTGACTGACGAGATGCGGACGCTCACCGACGACCAACGGCATGTACTCGCCGCGTATGACCCGTCGATGTTGGCCGACTTGATGAACGAGGACCAGTGACAAGCTACGAAGATCCGTGGGTAACCATACTCGCCGAGTGGATGGCCCTGCGGCTTATAGCCGCAGAAGCGAAACGTGCCGATTTGCGCGGCGATAACCCCGAGACGCTCACCGATCATCGGGGTCGGGTGTGGGTGTGGGACGGGGTATGGGGACCGGATAGCGAGCCTGCCTACCGTCATTGCGGCATGTTCTGGGCGGCCCGGTTTGTTATGGACCCCGACTGGCCTGCTGTGTCTCGTCACCTGGCGGATGATCCGTGCGCGGTTTGTGAGGCGCTTCGGTGACCCGGCGCAAATGTGTCATCTATGCACGCATCAGTGTCACCAAAGAAGAGTCGGTTTCCATTGAGCGGCAACTTGAATCATGTCGTCGATACGCGGAGGCCCGCGACTGGGAAATCCTTGGCGAGTTTGTCGATGATGGAGTGTCCGCGAGCCTGAACCGTCCCGAAGACCGTCCCGGTTGGAAGGCGGCTCTTAAGTTGTCCGGCTATCAGGCGATGATCATCTGGAAGGTCGACCGGCTCGCCCGTAAGGTGCTCGACTTTCTCAACGCCGACCGTGCCTTGCAAGCCAAAGGGGCGGGGCTTGTCGCAGTCGAAGACCCGGTTGATATGACGACTGCCCAAGGCCGGGCATTCGCGGTCATCCTCGCGGTATTCGGGGAGATGGAAGCCGAAGCCATCCGGGCCAGGGTGAATGCGGCCCGGAAACACCTTGTGACGCAAGGCCGCTGGCTCGGCGGCGGAACGCCCTACGGCTATCGGGTCATCGACCATCCCGACGGCGGCACAGGGAAGTGGCTAGAGAAAGACCCCGACCGAATCGAATACCTGACTCGCGCCGTCGACAGATTCCAATCCGGAGCCACCGCGAACGCTGTGGCGAAATACCTCACTTCCATCGGCGCACTCTTACACCCTCATGCGGCGATGAAACGTAAGACGGACTCCGTCGCATGGAGTCGGCAATCAGTGGCCGGCATCCTGCGCAATCCAATTCTCGCGGGGATGATTCGGCGCAACCCGGGGCGACCGAAGAGCGACAAGGACCCAGACCCTACGGCGGTGCGCCGCGACGGCGACGGCGAGCCAATCATCTACCCCGATCTGGCGATCATCAGCGTTGAAGAGTTCCAAGCCATTCAGGCTCGATTGGGAACGGCTACAACGCCGCAGGGCATGAAGATGGTTGACCGCGCCCGCACCAGCCCAACCCTGTCTAAGGTTGCAGTTTGCGACGATTGCAACGTCTTTATGTGCCGCGGCACCAACCAGAAACGCCCGGTTCTTTACTGCCCGAAATGCAGACAGACGCTATCTCGCACTATCTTTGAGCCTTGGCTTATCGGACATCTCCTTGATATCTGTGGCGAGTATCCGATGGGATCGGCGACGATACGGGATCACTGGTCGCTAATTTCCGATATTGAGCGTCGTGAGATCCTGACCGACCACCTCGACGTGCTGCGCATCCGCCGCGGTGTCGTTGGTCGCCAGTTCGACGACAACCGCGTCATCCTCGAATGGCGCGCTCCCGCCAAGGAATCCGTGCGGTCGTCGGCATCGTGATGAGTGCAGAAGCCAGTGCGGGACAGGAACGCCGCATCGTGGAACTTTCCGGTTCCGGATTCACCATCGGGGAGATCGCGGCCGAGCTGAATGTTTCGCGCTCCACTGTCAAAGCTGCGCGGAAACGGCAAGGCATTGTTGGTCTGCCTGGCCCGAAGAAGGAGCCGCTGGATTGGGTGAAGTGCGGATCAGAAGCGCAATACCAGGCGCATCGACGGCGTGGTGAAACACCCTGTGTCGCGTGCCGTGTGGGAATGCGGATCGCTTCCAACGAACGCAAAAAGCGGAGGCGCAAAACATGGGACACCAAGGAGGAATCGAAGTGACACTGACTGACGAGATGCGGACGCTCACCGACGACCAACGGCATGTACTCGCCGCGTATGACCCGTCGATGTTGGC